CCTCAATCGGTCACTATCAATGCTGTTGCTACATCTCTGCCAAGGACCCAACAGGGTCCGAGTCAGAACGTGTATACTTCGGCTGATGGTAAAACCGTCATGACTACCAAGCAGAATATTACTACTGCTCGGTTTCGTCGTGAAGTCCGTCTGGCTCAGACGAAGATTGCCGCAGATCCTATTTCGGCAGTCAACAAAGAGTCAGGCTTCAGTGTGTATCTCGTTATTGACGAGCCACGCTCTGGAGTCTTTTCGGACACTGAGATCGGCTACGTGATCGACGCCTTGAAAACTTGGTCTTCTTCGACCAATTATAACAAGGTGCTCGGCGGAGAGTTTTAAGATGTCTGACGATATCTCTAACCTAACGGTTATTCTTATCGTCATGTGTCTCATACTCTTCATCGTGATGGTTCACTTCTTGAACTGTCACATCACTTAGCATCCAGCGATGGAGTTAAGCCTAGACGGTCCTGTATTCCTCACTTTAAAGGAGGTTACAGTGAAAAGACCGACCATGCTCGTCCAAGCCATTCTGAGACAACTCAGTCTGGACTTAGACTTGTCCGTAGAACGCGATCTGAAACGTGTTTCAGATCGATGCGAACACGAAGGGCTTTCGTTTTTAACGATTACCCTACCTCAGCTCGATGACGCATTAACACGCGGAATCGAAACTGGGACGTTCACATGCCCTAGTGCTTTCGCACAGCATGGAAGGCTCCCCCGATTTCTCGGAGGTTTCTTCAAACGTGTGTTCAAAACGGATGGTAGGCTACTCGATGATCCATGTCCGTATACCATCGCTGGTATACGGCAAGTCTGCCGCTTTTTCAAGAAGCTACGACTTGAGTGTAGTGAGAAGAAAAACCGTCTCGCTATACGACATTTCATCGAAGTAGAAGGCGAACTCCGCCAGATGACCCCTCATATTGAGAGAAAGGATGATATCCTTGACAAGATTTCTGGAATACTATGGTCTCAGGTTTTTCCTGAGCTTAGTTACCTTGATCTTGTTTGTCATCACGGCCCTGGTGTCACTGCTGATCGTTATGCCCATAATCAGAGGCATCGCATCACAAAGTGGTACCATCGATCGGAGTATACCTTCCCTTCCGACCTACACTGCTACCCAAACTATGGAGTCGCAGCAGAAGTCGGAGGTACAGGGGAAGGTACCGGGCGCGCCGATGGGGTTGAATACGTCGAACTGAAGGAAGAAATTCCAGTTCGAGTTGTATTCGTTCCAAAGACGCAAACGGCGCCACGAGTCATAGCAATTGAGCCTTCACATGTTCAGTATATGCAACAGTCTGTTAAAGACCTTGTATATACGACGTTGGAATCTCATGCACTGACTAGACATTCCATACGGTTTACCCGTCAAGATGTCAATCAGAGACTCGCCTACAAAGCAAGTAAAGATAGACGACTAGCTACGCTAGACCTGAAGGATGCGTCTGATCGAGTGCATTTGCATCTCGTTCAACGCATTTTTAAGACCTCAGGGCTACTCGAATACCTCGAGGATGCTCGATCTTTACATGCTGTATTACCCGACGGTACAAACATAGTCCTGTTTAAGTACGCTTCAATGGGGTCAGCTTTATGCTTTCCTGTTGAAGCTATGGTATTTTATACCCTTATTCAGAGCGCTATGCATATACTTGACGGGGGGCGTCCGAGTTCTCGTTCGATTTGCCGTTATAGCAAACTGATCGACATCTATGGGGATGACATTATTATCCCTGTAGAATACACGGACTTTGTCGTGAAGTACCTTGAGAGCTATGCTCTTAAGGTTAACATCAACAAGTCCTTTAAGGCGAGTGCCTTTAGGGAATCTTGTGGTGCGGATTTCTTCAACGGTGTGCCGGTTAATCCGGTTTACGCTCGCGAAGTGCCGCATGATGATTCACGACGCTGGGACGCAAGTTCGATTATGTCTTGGAATGCTACCGCTGACCTTTTTTATATGAAAGGACAGTGGATAGTAGCCCAAACTATTCGTGACTTGCTTTGTCAAGTGGTGAAACGTACCATTCCTAGAGCTAGAAAACCTGGCTCTGGGCTATCGCATCTTAGTTTCCTTTTTGATACTCATTGTCGTTATGACAAGGAGCTTCATAATTGGAAGCAAAAGAGGATAGTCTTTGATCCAGTCAAAAGAAAGGACCAAATAGATGGAGACGAAATCGCCTGCCTTAACAAATGGGGCATTACTACTTACCGACGTGACACCAGTGGAAACACTGAGTGTCATGCTTCCTTCAAACGTAAACCTTATTGGGTATACATCGGAGGACACACAGGATCGATTCGAGAGAATCGAACTAGTGTGGGAAGTAGTTGCTTCCAGGTTGACGCATCCGTCGGCGACAGCAGGCTACGCGACTTTCAGGACAGATTGTATGATGATCGGAATTCCTCCGACATCATTCCAAGCCTGGCTGAAGGCAGCAATGTCTGCGACGCAGTCGGCACTGACCTTGGAACCCCACCACCTTCACGGAGTAATGATAACTTCGTAGAAGAGTGGTGGCCAGATCCGCTTGATCATCTCACTGACGATCAAGTAGAGCTGGATTTCCATTCCAGTGTGAAGCGCGGTGGCTTCAAGTCGAAACACCGATGGGTTAGCCTCGCTGGCTAACGAGGGGTAAAACCCTCTGAGGAGATGGAAGAGTAATCACTCCCATTCTTCACTTTGGC